CGATAGCGGCGAAACTAAACGAGCGTGGTTTGTCGCGCATCGGCGAGCAGGGGGTCTTGAATTGGCTGCGAAAAGCCTGAAGGCCGACATCCTGACTTCCGCCGCCGCCACCTCGCCTGACTCTGAACAGGTGACGCAGCGACAAGACGGCGACACGCTGGAGGCGAAAAGCACCTCGCGGCGGATCAAGACCGTCGAAGATTTGTTGCGGCACATCGAAGCCGACATGACCCGCTACGAGGTGGCGGCCAGCGAGGCCACCAAATGGGAGTGCGGCGACGGTGAAGGCGGGAGCATCGAACTGCACCGCGTCTTCGTTCGGCTGAAGCCGAAGGCTGGCCCCGGCGTCCGCGAGTGCGTCGAGGCGATGATTAAGGCGGCGGCGAAAGACCTGCGGCTGCCGAAGCAGCCTCGCCAGGTACGCAAGAAGCAAAAGGCCGGGCTGTGGCAGGTTCTCGTCGTCTCCGATACTCACTTCGGCGCCTATGCCTGGGGCAAAACAACCGGCGGCGCCGACTACGACCTCGGCATCGCCGAAGGGCGGGTGACAGCGGCCACGAACCAACTGCTCGCTGCTGGAGACGAATACGAGCCGGAACTGCGGACGGTGGCGTTCCTGGGCGACCTCTTCCACTTCGACACTCCGGCCGGCACGACGACGGGCGGCACACCGCTCGAGCGGGACGGCCGCATCCAAAAGGTCATCAACGTCGCGTCCGACGTCCTCCTGGGGATCGTCGAGCGGTCGGCGGCAACAGCGCCTACAGAAGTCCTGACGGTCAACGGCAACCACGACGAAGTGTTGAGTTGGGCGTTTCAGCGAATCCTGATGGAACGCTACCGAAGCGTGCCTGGCGTGACTGTGCGGATGCAGTTCACGAGCCGTCAGTACGCTTCGCACGGCCGCAACTTGCTAGGATTCTGCCACGGCCACAAGGCCAAGAAGAAACTGCCGCAGATCATGGCCCTTGAGCAGTCTGCGGCGTGGAGCGAGAGCGCCTACCGCGAGTGGCACACCGGCCACCTCCACCACCAGGCCGCAGAGCACAATAAGCCGCTGGATACGCTCGACGGCGTGATCGTCAGAACGGCCCCCACGGTCGTCCCGCCGGACGATTGGCACTCGGCCGCCGGCTTCATCGGCGCGAGGCAGTGCATGGAGACGTTCCTCTACCGCCCCGAGGGCGGTCTGGTGTCGATGCACGTTGCGGGGGTGGAATAATGGCTACTCTCCCACACTCCACTCCTGTAGACTGGCTCCGTATCGCCGCCCAGGAGGCCGCTGCCGGGAGCCATGACCAGCACACCCAGAACGGCGCCGTCTTGGTGCCTCGAGCCGCCGCCTACGTCTGCGTCGGCGTCAACAAGGTGCCGTCGGGCGTGTGGGCGGCGCCTGACCGGCTCGTGCGGCCGGCGAAGTACGAATACATCGAACACGCGGAGCGGTCGGCGATCTACCACGCCGCCAGGGTCGGCACGCCGACGCTGGGAGCGACGCTCTACTGCCCCTGGTTTGCCTGCATGGACTGTGCCAGGGCGATCATCATCGCGGGGATCACCGAGGTCGTCGGCCATGTGAAGCCACGGGCCGCGACGCCGGAGCGGTGGACAGCTCAGATCGTCAAGGCCGAGGCCATGCTCCGCGAGGCGAACGTCGGTATGCGGTGGCTCGCGGAGCCGCTGGGGGTGACGATTCGATTCGACGGCCAGGAGATGGAACTGTGATCATTGGACTCTGCGGGGCGGCCGGGGCGGGTAAGAACACGGTCGCGGGGCGGCTGGCGCAGCACGGCTACAGGTGCGCCGCGTTCGCCGACCCGCTCTACGCCGCCGTGTCGGCGATCACGGGGCTGACCGTCGAGGAGTTGCAGGATCGCTCCAGGAAGGAGAACGCGCTGGGGTGGATCAGTTGCTCGCCCCGGAGGCTCCTCCAGACCCTCGGCACAGACTGGGGGCGGAACATGATCCACGAGGAAATCTGGGTCATGGCGACGATGCAGCGGATCGAGGCCAGCCCAGAGTTCGACTACTGCCTCACCGACGTCCGCTTCCCCAACGAGGCGGCGGCGATCAAGGCCCGCGGTGGCGTCGTGTGGCGGGTGGTGCGGCCCGGCTTCGGCGTCTTGGACGGCGAGACGGCGCGGCACGAGAGCGAGCGTGGCGTCCCGTCCGAATACATCGACGACGAGGTCGTCAACGGTGGCGGGATTCTGGCCCTCCAGGCCGCCGTCGATGCCGCGATTCGTAGGCTCCAGGCCGTTACAATGGTGGTATAGCCCCTGTAGCACGCCCCGTGTGGCCCGTAGAGGCCCGCAACGCACAAGGAGGTGCCTGCGATGGAACCGAAGATTCGGCGGAAGTTCAAAGCTCTCGGCATCACGCTGTCCACGGCGACGGCGGCGGCCACCACGATTCGCTGGGACGACGTTGCCGGCGGCAACCTGCTGATGGGAACCGTCAGCACCAATGTCACGACGATACAGTTGTGGGCCAGCGGGGCGACGGACGGCACGTTTGGCCGCCTCTACAACGCTGACGGCAGCGCGGCCGACATCACTCTGGCGCCGTCCACGACCGAGGCTCGCACCTACGCCGTGCCTGACGCCGCCTATGGCGTCGGCGCGTTGAAGTTCGTCTCCGCATCGACGAACTCGACGGCGGCCGTGTGCGTCGTCACCCTCAAGACCTGACGGGAGGCGAGGCTGTGACGACGGAGGAGATCAAGCAGGGAGTTCTGGACGCCTTCATCCGTATCGCTGACAGGTTCGGCGTACCGTGCGTGATCCTGGCAGTGGTGATGTATTTTGGCCGTGAGGCGGCGATAGCGCTACATGGCACCGTAATGAAGCCGATCGTCGAGTCTCATGTCGAGTTTCTGGACGCGACATCCGAGACGCTCAAAGAGATCGGGCAGGTGCAGCGGCAGCAGGCCGTGACGTTGCAAGAACTGTCGCACGGGCAGCGCGAGTTGCATCAGGTCGTGAAAGCGGTCGTCGAAGAGAAGCCAAGGAACTGATGACGATGCGATGCCTCGGCGAGACGCAACGCGAGATCAGCAAGGCGATCACCGAGCAAACGAGATTGCTCTACGCGATGCAGCCGAAAGAGGGACGCTAACGATGCCGATGAATCCGAGACTGCTGCGGCCCACCAGCGGCAAGAAGCCTGCACCCCCGCGCATCACGGCGGAGTCCGGTGCGACCATTACCACAGAGTCCGGCGACAAGATCAGAACGGAGCAAGAGTAAATGGCCGACGTAAAAATCAGCGAACTTCCCGCTTCGGCGGCAGTCACGCCCGACGACCTGTTTGTCATCGTTGACGACCCGGCAGGCTCGCCTGTCACAAAGAAGGTGTCGGCATCAGTGCTGCGTAACCCGCACGTTGCCACCCTCACCTACGCCGCCACCGTCACCACCGACGCCAGTGCGGGCGACATCTTCGACCTCACGCTCACCGGCAACGTGACGCTCGCCAACCCGACGAATCCGGTGGACGGCAAGACGATCCGCTGGCGGATTCGGCAGGACGGCACCGGCTCGCGGACTGTGACGCTGGGCAACAAGTTCGTCATCCCGTCCTCTGCCACCTCGCCGCTGCCATTCAGCACGGCGGCCAACAAGATGGACATCCTCGCTGCCACTTACCACGCTGGCCGTGACAAGTGGGACATCATCGCATTCATAATGGGGTACTAAGCATGGCAACCTTTTACTTCAACGGCGCGGACGATATTGCGAACAGCGTAGACCCGCCGCTGTGGTCGAATCTCGGCAACTGGTGGATGAACAGTGGATTTACCGTGCCTGCCACAGCATTGCCGACGAGTTCAGACAGCGTGGTGGCGTCGGTCAGGATTGACACTGACGGGCCGCGTGAGGTGGTGAACGCGACGGTTGATGGCAGTGGCACAGCAATGAGCGGCGAATTAACGGTCACTGGACTCTGCACGTTTAACAACAGTTCGTACAACAACGCCACCATCACTGGCAACGCAACGTTCAACAACAGTTCGACCAACAGAAACACCGTGTCTGGCAACGCAACATTCACCTATCTCACAGCCACAAATGGCAATGTTGTTGATGTTACTGGATACGCCAACGGCATTGTTGGAGGCTTGACCAAAGACTCTGCTGGGAACACTATTACCAGTTGGACGTTCGACACAACAAACAACAACGGCACCGTGTCTGGCGACTGCATTTTCAACGCTAATTCGGGCAACTACGGCACCATCACCGGCAACTGCACCTTCAACGAAGAATCTTACAACTACGACACCATCACTGGCGACTGCACGTTCAACGATTATTCATGGAACGGCTCAGGTGGCAATATCACTGGCTACTGCACCTTTAACGATTACTCGTACCAAATGGACACTATCGACGGCAATTGCACGTTCAACCATAATTCGCAGAACAGCCTTTCTGGCAACACTGGCAACGCAACGTTCAACGACAGTTCCTACAATGACGGCACCATCGGCGGCGATACCACGTTCAACGACAGTTCCTACAACAACGGGACCGTAAATGGAGGTCGATATTTCTCAAACCGCACACCATATCCAATTCCGCGTGGAATCAACGGTTCATCTATCCTAGGAGTCATCTAACATGAATCTTTCATCACCAGTTACTATTCAGCCACCCTCTATCACTCGCCAGAGCGGCGAGGTTCGCGTCCAGAAGCCCATCGCATTGAGCTCGCTGGACATCACCATCATGGACAGCAGCCGCCGCAAGAGTTGCATCGCCCGCATCCATCCCTGCCCGTTCCCGCTCACATTGTGGTCTGGTGCGGCTTATGACGCGGCTGGCGACTACACGCAGGCACAGGTGGAGGCTCGCGTGCTGGAGTTGCTGGGCAGCGATCTCAAGGCGGGGCTTGAGGGGTTGTTTCGGGTGCCTGGGCGGTGAGGCTGCCGACTGTGCCACTGCAAGGCTAGCCGCACGCCCAATACGCTGAATCCACGGGCCACGATGCGGGCCAGACCCGAGCCAGGTCACGACACCTTCGGCAAGACATCGGGCGCGTTCGTGTCAGGCCGCACGATCCTCGGGTCCAAGTATTTCCTCGTAACCGTCGGGCTCGAGTGGCCCATGAGCGTCTGCGGGTCGCCGCCGGCAGCGGCGTAGTACGAGGCCGACGTCTTGCGGACGCGGTGAAACTTGGAAAGCCGGTCGTTCGGCAGCCCCGCCCGCTCGCAGATGCGGCCGAGGCGGTGCCAGATGAGGGTGTAGCTCCTATCCCAGTCGAAGACGAGTTTTCGCTTCGTCTTCGTCGCCATGATGGCCTCGTAGCACTCGGGCGGGATCGGCCGGTAGATGTCGGCTCGCTGCCCCTTCCGGCCCTCGGCGCGGAAGACGATCGCCTGCGGTTCGACGTCTTGCCACTCCAAGGCCAGCAAGCCGCCGATCCGCTCTCCAGTCCAGTACGCCGCCTGGAGGATGGATCGGAACCATAGGCCCGCCGGCACGCCGCAGATTTCGCCATGCTCGCCGTCGCAGGCGACGAGGAGTTTCCTGAACTCGTCGATGAGCCAGGCTCGAGGCACCCGCTCCGGCACGCGGATCGTCCGCATCTGCGGCCACGGGCAGAGGCCGCGGCGGGCCGCGAACTCCGCGAGTGCGTGCAACTGCGCTCTGTCCTTCGCCGCCGTCCCGACCGACCGCGTCCGCAGCCGCCAGGCGAGGAACCTGGCGAGTTCCAGTTCGTCGAGGTGCTGCTCGACCGTCGGCTCGACGCCGCCGAGGAACTCTCGGTACTTCCCGATCGTCATCCCGTAGAGGCGGATCGTCCGATCGCTGATTCCCTTCAGCGGGGCGTAGAGGTCATCAAGCAGTTGTTGCAGCGTCACGGTGGCATCTCCTCCGATGGGAGTACCACATCCTTGCGGTCAGGCAAACGAGCGCATCATGCGCTGCGTCAAAATCTGGACTTTCTCAACTCGGCACGACGGGTACTTGGCTCCGTTGGTCGCGGACCACATGGCATGAGCGGTTTTCTTTGCCTCGGCGGCAGACTTTGCCACCACCACGAACTCGTCGGCGTCAAAGACGTCGCCATCCACCCAATCCACAAGAACCGTGAATGTCCGCTGGGCCACGACCGGCCTCCTTTCCGGGGTTTGTGCGTCCTGCTGGTTTCCCCCATTCGAATCCCCTATCCTCCACTAGTCAAGCCCACGGGGAGCAGGAAAGATGGGAAAGGCAGGCTATCTTGCCCAGGCGGTCGGGTCTGCGGAGGCCGCCGCGATCATGGGGGTGCATTTCACGGTGCCGAAGCGGATGCACGAGAAGGGCATCCTGACGGCCCACATGGTGACCGGATCGCTCTACACCGACGATCCCAGCCGCACCTATGCCATCTACGACGGTGCGGAGTGCGAGGCCGACTACCAGGCGTATGACGAGAAGTTCCGGGCCTCCGGCGGCAAGACGGAGCGTCGGCCTCGGTCGTGGGTTCACACCCGCCCAGACGCCTTGCGGCATCTAAAGGGCGTGAAGGAGCCAATCGCGTTCGCCGACGCCATCGGCATGGCCGAAGCCGCCAAAATCCTCTGTGTCCACCAGTCGTTGATTCCACGGCTCATCGCCCAAGGGAAGGTCGTCGGGCGAAAACCGTGGAACCCGCGAGGGAAGACGGGGGCGAAAATCTTCATCATCTCGCGGCAGTCGTGCCAGGCGAACCTCAAGGAAATGAGGGCGCTCGAGACCGCCGGAAAGAAGCCCGGCAGGACGCGAAGAAAAGTCTCTTGACCTGAAGCCAATGCGTCCGATACATTCCTCCACTCTCATGGAAGGAGGAATGCCGTGCGTTGGCTCTGGCAGCATCAAGAGGACGCGATCAAGTGGGCGCTCGACCGCCAGGCAGCCCTTCTCCATCACGGGATGGGCAGCGGCAAAACCCGGACGGCGCTTGAGTACCTGCGTCGGCTCGGCGCGACCCGCACGCTCGTCTGCTGCCCCAAGGCCGTCATCCCCGCCTGGGTGAAGCAGGCGGGACTCTGGTTTCCTGAACTCCGCGTCATCGCGCTCGAGCAGAACGGCTCGGCCGCCAAGGACAAGGCAGTCGTGGCTGCCCTGGCCGACACCTCGCCGGTCCTCGTCATCACCAACTACGAGAGCGCGTGGCGGCTGAAGAGCGTCGAAAAGGCGAAGTGGGACTGCTTCGTCTGGGACGAGATTCACCGCCTCAAGAGTGCCACGGGCGTGGCGAGCCGCTGGGCGGCGAAGATGGTGAAGAACAACCCGACGGCCCGCCGCCTCGGCCTCACCGGCACGCTCATCCCGCACTCGATCCTCGACGCCTGGGCGATCTACCGGGCCATCGAATCGCCGACCTGCGAGACGTTCGGGACAAGCTACACGCTGCACAAGGCCAACTACGCCATCTTCGCCAACGGGCCACAGAAGTTCGTGGTCGGCTTCAAGAACCTGGCCGTCGCCAACAAGAAGATCGCGGCCACGACGCACTACGTTCGCACCACCGACGTCATCGACCTCCCGCCGATCTCCTTCCACGACGTTGCCTGCGACCTGTCGCCGAAGGAGTCAAGCCTCTACCGCGAGGTGGAGAATGAGTTCTGTGCGATCTGCGACTCCGGCTCGGTCACGCCAAAGAATGCCCTTGAGCAGCTTCTCCGGCTGCAACAAATCTGCGGCGGCTATGTCAGGTTCGACGACGAAAAAACTGCGTCGCGAATCGACGAGCATCCGGCAAAGGCCAAGATGCTGTCTGATATGCTGGAGGACTTGCCTTCGTCGGAGCCCGTAGTGATCTTCTGTCGGTTCAAGAGTGACATCGAGGCGGCGAAGGGCGTCGCCGAGGCTCTCGGGCGGAGAGCCAGTGAACTCTCGGGCAACTGCAACGAGCTGGACGATTGGCAGCAGGCCAAGACATCAGTCCTCGTCGCCCAGATTCAGTCGGGCGGCATCGGCATCGACCTGACGCGGGCGGCCTACTGCTGGTTCTACTCGCTCGGCTACAGCCTCGCGGAATACGAGCAGGCCGTCGCGCGGCTGCACCGCCCAGGCCAGACGGCGAAGACCGTCATCTACCACCTTGTCGCAACGATCAGCGGCCGCTCCACCGTGGACGGCCGGGTCTATGCGGCACTTCGTGAACGCAAGGAAGTCGTCAATGAACTCATCACAGGCTACAAGCACCGACAACACGCTCTCGGCGCTGCTCGCTGAAATCGCGGCCGTCGACAAGCAGATGGTCGAGGCCAATGACCGCGTGGATCAACTCAAGGCTCGTCGCCAGCACCTCGAGTCGCTGGCGGTCGAGGAGATGACGACACAACGCCTGGACGGAGTCAGGGTTGCAGGGAGGTCGTGGAGGGTCGAGTACGACCACTTCATGTCGGTCACGGAGGCCAACAAGGAGGCTGTCATCGAAGCGGCGAAGGCTGCCGGTTGCTGGAAGCAACTGGAGACCGTCAACACCGCCCGACTGAAGAGCCTCCTGCGTGAGATGGCGAAGGACGCGGGCAAGGACGCCCGCTCCTCCCACTCCGAAGGCACCCCGTTCGCTGGTCTTGTCGGGGAGCACGTTGCCCCCCGGCTGCGTCACACCACGGTTGGGTGACGCTGGTTCGATTGGTTCATGCAAGGAGAAAAAGCATGACAACTGCGATTGTGCAGAAGACGATCGACTACCCCGGCCTCGCGGCCGATAGTCGCCAGATGCGGATCATCGAGGCGAACCTCGATGGCGAGCCGATGAACGAGCAAGACCTCGTCAGGGTCAAAACCCCGTCGGGCGGCGGCACGAAGTGGACGGTGCCGGTGAACGGGAACGACGAGTCGTTCGACGAACTCGTCGGCCTGTGCGTCGGCATCGCCAAGCGTGGCGTGCTCTGGCCGCAGGACGATCCGACGGACCAGCGGCCGGTGATCGTGACGAACGATCTGCTGGTCGGCTACCGCGTGTCGGATGACCTTGGGACCATCGACCCCAAGGCTCTGGAACGGCACCGGATCGGTGACCGTCGCTACGACTGGGCCGCGCTCGCGAACTCCCCGGAGTTCGGGTTCGGCTCGGCCCGCGGCGGCGCCGGCAAGCGGTGCAAGGAGAGCCGGGTGATCGCCCTGCTCCGCGAGGGCGACGTCTGGCCGATCCTGGTCACCGTCGGGCCGGGGAGCCTGCGCGGGCTCCTGC